GTTCTCAACAGATGTAATTATTCGTAATCAAGGTGGAAATGAATTAAAAGTAATGGATGTTGATTCTATTCAACGTTCAGGTGATATAGCAACAAATTCATTAGTAGACAGATATAACCGTCTATATTCACCAGCTACAACATCATTGATGGGTTCACAATTAAATGTGAATTGGCAGTATTTACGTACAATGGTCTACTCAGACTATGATAATATGGACTATGATGCAATTGTTGCTTCTGCTCTTGATATCATTGCTGATGAATCTACATTAAAAAACGATATGGGAGAAGTACTTCAGATTAGAAGTAGTAACGAAGATGTTCAACAAATTTTATATAACTTATTCTATGATGTATTAAATATTGAATTTAATTTATGGTCTTGGATTAGACAAATGTGTAAATATGGTGATTTTTTCTTAAAATTAGAAATTGCGGAAACATATGGAGTTTATAATGTAATTCCTTACACAGCATTTCATATTGAAAGACAAGAAAATTATGATCCTGAACACCCAAATGCAGTAAGATTTAAATATTCACCTGAAGGTATATTTGCTGGAGGATCAGGATATTATGGTACACCTAATTTAGGAACATTTGATAATCAACCAGGTATTTACTTTGAGAATTATGAAATGGCTCACTTTAGATTATTAACTGATGTTAACTATCTACCTTATGGCCGTTCATATTTGGAACCAGCTCGTCGTATCTTTAAACAATATGTGTTGATGGAGGATGCTATGTTAATTCATAGAATTTCTCGTTCACCAGATAGAAGAATATTTTATATTAACGTAGGTTCAATTCCACCCAATGAAGTAGAAAATTTCATGCAGAAAACAATTTCTACAATGAAACGTACTCCATTAATGGATAATCAAACTGGTGAATATAATTTAAAATACAACATGCAAAACATGTTAGAAGATTTTTATATTCCTATTAGAGGTAATGACCAAACAACTAAAATTGAAACTACTCCTGGTTTAACTTATGATGGTATTCAAGACGTTACTTATTTAAGAGATAAATTATTTGCTGCTTTAAAAGTACCTAAAGCATTTATGGGTTATGAAAAAGATTTAACAGGTAAAGCAACATTAGCAGCAGAAGATATTCGTTTTGCTCGTACAATAGACCGTATACAACGTATTACCTTATCTGAATTGTATAAGATCGCATTAGTACACTTATATTCACAAGGTTATACAGGTGAAGAATTAACTAATTTTGAATTAGATTTAACAACTCCATCTATTATTTATGACCAAGAAAAAATTGCATTATTAACTCAAAAAGTAGATTTAGCTAAATCAATTATGGATGCTAAATTATTACCTACTGATTGGATTTATGATAATATATTCCACTTTAGTCAAGATCAATATGATGAGTTTAGAGATTTATTAGCAGAAGATCAAAAACGTTCATTTAGATATAACCAATTATTTGAAGAAGGTAATGACCCTAAAGAAACAGGTAAATCATATGGTACACCACACGATTTAGCTACATTATATGGTAGAGGAAGATATGAAGAAAATAGTATACCTGATGGATATGATGAAAAAGCACCATTAGGAAGACCAAAAGAAAATCCAACAGATAGAAATACACAAGACGATAATTTTGGTAAAGATAGATTAGGTGCTAAAGGAATGAAAAAAGATGATAATGAATCTGATTCAATTCGTCCACAATATAAAGGTGGTTCACCATTAGCATTAGAAGCAAAACAAGTATATCTTAGAAATAAATCATTAATAGAAAGTTTAGGAAAAAAAGTATCAGTTGAAAGAGATTCAGCAGGCGAATCACTATTAGATGAATCTAATTTAAAGGAGTAAGGAATTTTATATATTTATAACAAAATCCCAAGAATGAATATTAAACACTCAAAGTACAAAAATACGGGAATACTATTTGAATTACTTGTGCGACAAATCACAGCAGATACATTATCTGGTGTTGATTCTAAAGCTACTAAAATTCTTAAAAAATACTTTGTTAAAACAGAATTAGGAAGAGAATATAAACTGTATGAAACACTTGCTAAACATAAAAATCTTACTGAGGGTAAAGCAGAAGTAGTAATTAATTCTATTGTTGAATCATCTAAAAATTTAAATAGAGGAGCTTTAAAAAGACAAAAATACAATTTAATTAATGAAATATCTAGTTATTATAATTTAGATGAATTTTTTAAAACAAAATTACCTAGTTATAAATCACAAGCAGCATTATATACATTGTTAGAAATATATAACAGTGAAAATTTATCAAACCCTGATCAAATAATTGATAATAAAATTATTATATTAGAAACATTAACTACTAAACCCGTTAGTAAACAAAAAGTAGAAGATGATTTGATGACTGAGTTTCAATCATATGATAAAGACTTACGTATTTTAACGTATCGTGTAATGCTAGAAAAATTTAATGGTAAATATGATTCTTTAAACCCATCACAAAAAATGGTATTAAAAGAATTTATTAATTCAATAGATTCAACACCAAAATTAAAAGAATTTTATAATACTAAAATAACTGAGATTAAATCTGAGTTAAGTAAGTTAAGTAAAAAAGTTTCAAATAAAGCCGTTCAAATTAAATTAACAGAAGTTAACAACATGTTAACACCATTAGGAAAATTATCTAAAATAGATAATGATGACTTAGTTAATTTGTTACAATATTACGCACTTTTAGAAGAACTAACAAAGGCAAATGGCCAACAAATATAAATATAAGTTAAAAGAAGAGTCTACTATTTCATCTGATTCTGGGTTCGCCTCAAACGGAATGGGGGAAAATCACAATGGTCGATCTCCTAGAAAATCAACTTATGGAGCTTATACACAAGCAGGATTTAAAAAAGTTAAAAACGTTACAGAAGGTCCTGGTGCAACATTTGGTCCTGGTCTAAAAGCAGGTCCTGAAGGTGTTAAAGATAATGTGTATGTTAAAAAATTTAAATATAAGTTAGTTAATAAAAAATTACACGAAGCTAACACTAATGTAGAAGAATATATTACTGAATTAGAAATTACAAACCCAGACAATAAAAAATTTATCACATCACGTATTTTAGGATTTGATAAATTAGAAACAAAATTAAATGAATTGATTCCTTTGTTACAACAAGCAAAACATAAAACTTTAGATTTTTATAGACAAGATCCAAACTCATTTACTGTTCTATATGGAACAGATATTGCTAATGACTATCTAAACGATTTATTAGAACTATTTAAAGACTAATGGCAACTTATAATTTTAACATTACAGCAAGTTCAGTTCAACAACCCGCAGATATTGGTGCTGGAGTATCTACTACATATGCTATAGCGAATCCATTAACAACAGATGCTTATTTTACTTTAGAAACAGTACAAAATGCTAATGGAGCATATACTTCATCTACTATGAAAAACACCTCAGGTTCATTTACTTTAGGAACAGGTATAAGAGAATTAATTCAATCAGACTATATAGCATCTGTTATAGTAGCCCCAGGTGGTGGAAATTTAATATTTGTACCAGCAGTAGCAATAACATCAACAAATTTACGTTTAAGAGGAATTGGAGCATAAAAAATACATATTTATAACAAAATGAAAACATTACAACAACAATATTTACTTATTAAAGAAGGTAAAGGTAATAAAGATTATTTCTTAAAACAAGCAAGAAATTTATTTCCTGAATTTATCACTGTAAATAGTGATTATAAAACAGCCGTTCATATATTAAAAAGCAAAAGCATTTTAAGTGAAGGTATTGGAGGAATAATAACTATGAATCCTAATTCTAAACCTGACTGGTTTAAAATTTTTGATACAAATTTAAAAGAAGCCGTAGGTGTTAAAAACACTAAAGAGTATGGTAATCAAAATGAATTTGAAAAAATTGATACTGAAGTACAAAAAACTTTAGATAACGCTAACTTTGATTACAAAGACGAGAAAAACATCGATAACGTTTACGGTCAATCATTTTTAAACGGTTATTATACTGAAATGAAAGAT